AGATTCTGCTTTATTTACACGCATAACACCCAAGACGACTGGCATTTGTGCCATGTCACCGTCCATAAAGAAACCCAAGACAATCGCACCAGGTTGCAGTTGACCAGAACTTTCACCCTGACCATCGTTGCCAGGTTGAGAGGTGTGCTGCAATACTGTTGCCCAGGGCAAACTGTTAGTTGGTAAGTCAGCAAGAGTTCCTCCGCCGAAGTTGGTGTAGTATCCAAGACAACGAACTTTTACACGACCCAATTCCATGGGATCTTCGTTGTCTTCTACTTCTCCAACCCACCAGAAAAATCCGTCTTTACCAATAAAATTGGTATCAGGTTCATTTAGGATACCATCGACGATTGACATCTATTCCGAGACTTTTCTAGTATTTATGACATATGACTTAAATGAGTCTGCCATGTCTCTATAACCAAGACCAACGTATATCTGTCCTGAGACAACTGCAACTGTAGCAGCGCCCCAGAACCAATAATACCATTGAGTTTTTACTTGATGTAGTTGTTTTCTCTTAGCCATTCTTCAGTCATAGGTGTAGGATCATAATCGGTCCACATAGTACCACGAGCACAAGATTCAAGTGCCTTCTGAGTCATACCTTCAGTCTTGCCTGCCCAGGTTGCTTCTGCTTCCCATGGTTGTGCATGTGCAGGATAGGTGCGCTTTACCATTTCCTTCCAAATGCCAGGAACATCTTCTTCATTCTTAATGATAGCAATCATGTTGTTCTTAATGGTGCCTGCCATACAATCTTGTGCAGCGTGCCAACCTTCATGCCTGACTACACTCATCAATACATATGGGCGATACATGTATCTTTTATTGAGATAGAAGTGATTACTCACTGTATGATACACGCCACGATGTCCTACAGGAAAATACTTTTCATCGGCAAGATGAACATGAACACCAATCTTCTTGAATGCAATCATAATCTGATCAAATTCATCCTTAACAGGATCCCAATTTGCATCAGGATATGCATTCATAAGATCCAAAGATGAATTGATTCTTTCTACATCATCAGTGCATTCTTTCAAAAGCATACAACCCATGGCATCCATAGTGAAGTATCCCTTAGTTGGTTCTGCATTTACTGCAACACCATGTGCCAAACCAAACATCAATCCAGAAAGGATTGCATTACGCAGTTTCATCAGAGTCTCCTTCGAGGTAATCAAAAATCATGTTGTGCAGTTCCCAATATCGTAAGTACCAATCAGGTATTAAACCATAATGAGGAAGTGTATGATAATCAGAATAGTTATCATATAAGAGATCGATGATCTCTTCTTTAGTCGGTTTTGTCATAATAAAAATCGACAGTGGGCGAAGAGGGGATCGAACCCCCGACCGACTCGGTGTAAACGAGTAGCTCTACCGCTGAGCTATTCGCCCATTCTCTTAAATTTATACGGGTTTTTAGAACCCCAAATCATATTACCATCAGAATCATATCCTTGATCACAAGTATGAATTTTGCTGCCAAACAATTTCATTTCAGAGTGAACACGGTTTCCATCAGAACTAATACAACTATCACCAACAACAGAACCTATCCATTGCTCGCCGTTGTATACAAACATCATATCACAATTTTCTGATCTAGTCCAGTCAGTATGGTAGTTCTCAACAATTACTTTAGTATCTGATACTTGATTAATCTTGTGATATCTTTCCCTATATGGAGAGTTAGGGGTCTTTCTATAAAAGTTTTTAGAACGCAATCCACCAGGAATCCGATCCCATACAAGTTCTACGGAAGAGAATAATAGAGGATCGGATTGTGCTTGTGATACGTTAGTCCAATGTCCAAGCAAGTAAGACTCAAAGCTCATTTTCTGAACCACTCACATGGTTATTATAAAGGGATATCAATTAAATGTCAATCGTCATAGATCAGACATTCTGGTTCAGAGGGATTTTGATCACAGAACAATTCAAGATAACTTGGATCGTGATGATCACCTGCGGCGATTTCTTTTTTGTGATGCTGGACGTACTCCTCTAGATCATGCAGTTCGCCTTCAATGTGACGACGCATTTGAGGATTTGTATTGGGATTGTCGAGGATTTCCTTATCCTTCTCGATGTGTTGTTCGATGCTGTCCATAGGTTTGTATACTAATGATACGTTATTATTTATTTGAGAATAGAGTCTTTCATTAACTCAACCTCAGTTGTCATTTTACCCGTCGTGGCTTGATGTGTCAACCGAACTATCATGTAACGACCACTATATCGTCTGTCAACCTGCATATTTTCACTAGACTTAAACGTTGCTGGAAGTGATAACTCGATTCCAGATCCAACATATAGATCTAAGTTACCAGGCATATGTGCAAGGCATTTGATATTTTTTAGTGCTTCATAGCGCAGGTATTGATATGCTTGCAATTCTACTAATTCTCTGTAGTTTGATTGAGGATTATCTTTATACTTTTGATCAAATCCTTGTGATGGGAGCATACAATATCGAACTCTTTTTGGTGTATAATATTCTTTTTGAACATTTTTATCCATCTGAGTAATTGGATTAACTGTAACGTCACCATCTAAGTGAGACATCTTATCCCAAATATCTCCGAGATTATATTGATATGCACCTTTGAGCATATCAGTACTGAGTCCCATAGCGGATCCAGAAATATCAACAGGATCAAATCCAACGCTATATCCTGCTAAATTGCCGTTTCTTAAAGCACGAACTTTATTTGCCTCTTCAGGAAAACTAATACCATTCAATGATAAGTGATCAAGATCTTCAGAAATATTTTTTGGTGCTAATGAATATCGATATAATTTTCGTTTGTCTAATCTTTCAACAGTTTGCTCCTCATATTGATTATTGATACCATCAATGATATTATCAATAGACTTGAAATTATATCCTAAAGCGTTTTCATAAAACATGAATCCATTTTGAAGTTGATTGCCTTTTGCAGACTTACGAATACTTCTTTCAGCAATCCAATAAATTGTATCTAATGGTCTCCAGTTAGGAATAATGAATGAGTGCTGAGAAACAGTTTCTTCAGCAAAAACATTTTTAGTAGTTTTTAAATATTTTTTCATCAAAGCCGAGACGATATCCTCAGACTTTGTTTTACCTTCAAAAATCAATTCTGATGAACCAAAGACATTCACAGTTTCATTCTTTAGATAATCAGTTGATAATCCATTGACCATAAACGTTTGTGAACCAACATCCTGTGTTCTACTGGCAATACCCGTACTTCTAAAGAAATATGTTCTATCAATCAAAGATGTGAATACCTCTAGTTTTAATGTCTCACTACCAGTAAATATTGCTTGGATACCAGCAGCATCAGAAAATACAAACTCTGCTTCCATTGAGGCAGAAGTAATATCTTCAACAATTGACCATCCAGAACAAAACTGAGTCAATTGGAAAGCAGCATCATCGTTGGCAAGACGTTCGCCATCACGATAGACACTCAGTTTCCATTCACATTCTCCTGGGGACTGTCTTTGAATTGTCATGCGAATAAACCTCCACCTTTATTCATACCAGAACTGAGAATTTGGGACATAGCACTACCAACCGATTGTGCAATTCGATTACCAGAACCACCAACAGCACCACCATGTGATCCTTGACCTGCACCGATGTTAGCGATGGCAGATTGTGCAGCAGCAACAGATGCTCTTACTTGTGCATTTGCTTGTTCTACTGCTGCCATGGTCTGCTGAACAGTTTGCTGAGAACGTCGATTCATTTCCGCTCTAGCAATAGCCCTTTCTCTGGTAACCTTCATAATTTCATATTTATTTCTCCTGTTTTCCTCATCTGGTTTCTTAGCTAAAGGAGCACCACTATTCCTATTTGTGCCCATTGAACCAAATAATTCCATCAAAGGACTTCCCGTCATCAGTCTAGATACACTCGATTCTTGCATTCCGTGTTCGGAAACACCGCCACCATTTTTGCGCCCGCCTGCTAAACTAGTCAATACAGGAAGCATACCACGACTCTTTCCAGCAGGGCTATATCCACCACCTTTATTACCAGAAGATGGCATTCTAAACTTAGGTGCAGATGATCCACCACCAAAATTAGCTGATGCTGCCGCTGCTCCGCCCCCACCTAAGAATGGATTTCTCATTGTAGTAGGATCTGGACCACCATCTTCATTACCACCAAGTCCAGAGAAGTTTTTGATCAAGTTCATAAATTTAGTACTACCAAATCCACCCAGAGTTCCACCCGTCAATCCGCCAAGACCTTGACTTTCTATGTCTCTCTTTGCTGCTTGATATTGTGTTTGACTCATTCCACCTTGACCAGCATCACTCGATCCGCCACCTTCACCTGTAGCAGCTTCCTGCCCTAAAGGATTAGCAACTTTCGCTTTTGCAACAGCAACGTGCAGGTGAGGAATACCATAGTTTCCAGGTGACTTTCTCTTCTTACCATATTGCCAAGCACCCCAATCGTTATACATGATGGATTGAAGTTTCAAATTCTGTCTTGCAGAATATAATGACTCAGCAAAACTCTGCATTGCAGACTTCTGCTTGTCTTTGTCACCCTGATAACTTGCAATATCAATCGCAAGTCCCATCTGGTGAACAGGATTACCAGATACTGGTTCTCTACCACCAGGGGAGAAACCTTTACTGTTAGGTCCTTCTTCACTCCAATTATTTCTTCTGAAGAATCGGTTGTTGAATACGGTTAAACCTCGTGTCAGTGCATCTTGACCAATTTCCTTTGCCTTGTTTGGTCCAGCACCATCGAGTGCGATCTGTCCGTCTTCTCCAGTAGCGCCCTCCATTCCATACTGATCCGTTCCTTGAGCAGCTCCAGCAAGTCCACCGAGCATTTTTTGCTGCCCGCTGGTTAGCAGACTCATAGGACTTGCTTGTCCCATAGCAACTGCTAACAGATGGGGGAGTTTTCCACCCATAAGATTTTGCTTACCAAACAGGTGGAGACCTCTTGCTACCAGTTCAGGTAATTTCTCGCCAAAAGTCTTACCATCTTGCTTGAATAGTAAATCACCGATATTAGTTGCACCATTTATAAAATCTTGTGCATCTCTACCAAAGATTTTCTTACCCTTAAGGAAATTAAATGCAACGCCTGCACCACCACGAATTACATCGTACCAACTTGCAGAACCATCTTCATTACTTCCGCCACCACCAAGGATGGTCTGAAAGAGATTACCGATAGCATTACCAGTGCCCTTAGCACCAAATAATCCACCGATCATTGATCCAAGTGCGCCACCTTGCTTGGAAAGACCTTTAATTATACCACCAAGACCACCCTTGACTCCACCACCTTGATTATAATCAAATCCAAATAACTTATTACCAGTAACCATTGCGGCATACTGAGTGCCATTGGCAAGAGGACCCATTCCAGAGGTTTCATCACCACTTCTATATCTCTTTTCACCACCGCCAAATATATTGCCAAAATTAAACTTAGGTGCAGATGATCCACCACCAAAGGTGAAATCCTTTTCAAATTCTCTAGATACCCCAAAGAGATTACCTAATCCCGAGTGCTGCTGAGCGTATGAATAATCTTGACCCATCAAGAATGGATTCGATTTACCAAATCCACCAAATCTCAGATCAGGAGCGTAACTACTAGATGATGACTGCTGTTGCCCACCGCCACCAAAAAGATTACCAATACCACTTACAATATTACCAAAGAATCCGCCGCCGCCTCCTCCGCTGCTGCTACTGGACTTCTTTCCACCGCCAAAGAGTCCACCGATTGCCTTACCAATACTACCAAGGAACATCCCATCTTTACCTGCTCCCTGAGTAGTAGAGTATCCACCAGGATTAAATGCAGTTGATGATGGCAATCTATCAGGCAGTTTAAACCCTGCCATATGCGCCAACTCCATATTGGCACGAGTCATTCCCGAAGAGTTGAACGGGATGACCATGCTGTTACCAACAGAGTCTTTACTGATGTACTCTAGACCGTGACCAATAAAATCGGGACGATGACCCGACATCGATGCTAGATATCCAGACTCAGGACCATTGATCCATCCACCACTGGACATCTCTTTGAGATTAAATCCACCCTTTAGTGCTTCATTAATTCTCTGAGAAGTTAGTCCAGGATTTTTAATAGTGTCTGGTGTTTCAAACGGGATGACAAATGCATCACCACCAGGTTTCTGTGCTACAAACTCTCTACCATGACCAATAAAATCAACACCCTTACCATCTAAGGTTACGGGATATCCTCCCATAGGTCCATCGATGTATCCACCTTCAGATCTTCCTCTTCTTCCTCTAATCCCACCTAACGCACCCCTAATAGCACCTAGAGGACCAGTCCTGACTGGTTTGGTGTTTGGTTTAACCTTAACTGGTTTTTTACCACCACCAGTTGTAGCGACGGGTTTGCCTCTAGCTGTTTGCTGCTTTAACCTATTATGTCTATCAGTTAGATTTTTATTGAAGTTTGTGAAGACGTTCCTAAAGGCATTAATTGTTTGTCTAGGATTCTTAAGGAATGAAAGTCCTATAAATGCCGCACCAATAATACCGAATGCCTTGAGGAATCCAGTTAATCTCTCCCAAGGTGTTGCATCATCTCTTAGAAGATCATATAAACCATCAACAAGATTAACGATAGATGATGAGACTAACCAAGTAAAGAAATCTAGGATCTTTTTAAGACCCTCCAGGAAACTAATAATCTTTTGTTGATTATTTTCATCCGCTAACCATTCTAAAATTGGTCGTAATACGAGGTACTTGATGAGTCCACCAAGAAAACCCATCAGACCACCGAAGAAGTCTGGGGCGACTCTACCCAATACTCCAGATGAGAATGCAAAAGATCCTTTTACCTTTTCGTTCTTTGTATATCTTGCTTCAAAAGAATCTTTAATCCTTTCCTTTTCTAATGCTTTAAGACGTTTTACCTGTAATCGTCTAATATTATCAAGAGTCTTTGATATGCCATTAAGACTCAGACCAATTTGATTTATGCCTTGTAACTGAGATGCAAATAATTTTGCTGATTTTTTCTGTTCTTTTTTTACAGCACCAGTCATCCCCCTCCCGAAGGAGATGTTTGAAATTCCTGTAGTAGGAATTACTTTATAGATATTAACCGTCTTTGTCTCCATTAATTACTACTTCGCTGGTGCGGGTTGTTGTTGAGGTCTAGCAGGTTGTCTAACAACACGTACACTATTTATCGGGACTGGGCGATCGATAGGAACGAGTTTTAGCAGAATCATAGGAATAGGAATGAATTCCAGTTGTGTTTGCATTGCATATTCACTTGATATACCACCCTTTGGATCAAATGCACTAACACCACTAGGATTATTAAAGATACCAAATGCTCTAGGATCAACGCCAAGTTCACCAGCCTGTTGCATCAGTCCAGTTTGCTGAGTCATTCCAGCAATACCCAATATTCCATCCATTAGACCACCCATACCAAGTGAACCCGCTAACGTTCTAGCAACACCAATAGGTCCAGGCATTCCTGGGAATTCTTCCAATCCGAACAAATTAGATAGTCCAGGGATGTTTGCAACACCTGGGATACTCTTGATAATAGAACCCACAACAGGATTATTCTTAATAAAGTCTCCAATACCACCGAAGAATTTCTGAACACCCTCAGGTAATAAACCACCAATACCACCGATTGCTCCACCAATACCTCCCTTGAGGAATCCATTGACAACACCACCGAAACCTTCGCCTAATGTGTCCGTAACTCCTTGGAAGAAATTACCCATAGTCTCTGGGAAAAATCCAGTTAAAGCACTAACAGTGCCAGTGATGGCACCCATGATGTCACCCTGAGCAAGAGCTGTAACTGCCTTAATACCAGCGATGACAGGTGCTATTGGTGGGAATACAGCACCAACAACAGTTGTAAGTAAACTACCAACTGGAGAATTCAGGAAGTTACCAACACCACTTACAACACTACTAACTGCCTTACCAATACCACTAAATACCTTCTTAATACCCTTGAAAATACCACCAAGGAAGAATGGTTTCAGGTTGTTAGGTACTTTACCACCAGCAGAGAAACCAAATGCCTTACTGAAATCAAGACTACCTGTCTTAAATGTTCCGATTGGGTTATAACCCGTATCTTTTGAAAGATCACCAAAACCAGGGATCTTGTCTTGCCAACCCGTAGAGTTGGTCCACATGTCTGCCTTTCGACCATCTGGACCATATGGATTAAGACCTCTATTATTTCCGAAAAGATCTCTTAGATCAAATCCACTTACACCACCATAAGTGTCAGGATTAAGAGGTCCTGGTTTAGATGGATCACCATATATTTCTTTAGCAGCGTCTTCTATAGAATAACGTCTGCCTGTATTATCTGTTAACTCTCCGCTTTGGTCACCGTAATCTAAAGGATTAATGTCACTCTTAGGACCAGCATATCCATCTTCACCAGGTTCGGGTATAGTATCTCTTACAGGAACACTAGTAGAACTACCCGTTCCAAGACTATTACTTAACTGATCAAATGCACTCTGAAGTGCATTACCATCGCCAGATTTATATGCATCTATCGCTGCTTGTAATCCGCCTTCCTTCAGACCACCAACACTACCTAAATCATAGGCAGTATATTTCTTACCTAATATACCCTCCGCAATGCTCTTCGCCTGCTCAAACGGTAGAGCGGTGTCTGATGGGTCTGATTGATAGGGGAGAATCGCGTAGCCGCGACCATCCTGTGGCGTAGTTGTTTGACTTTTGGTAGGACTGTCTTCGCTTCCTCCTTCAGGATCTGGTTGCCAAGTTGTTCCATCCCAGATAACAGGTTTACCTTCAAGAGTTGCTTTCTGACCTACAGGTGTAAATTTACCAGTTGCTGGATTTATCCCAGGTGCCTCATATTGCTGTGATTCTGCAATGAAGGATGTCTTAGGTTGTACTGCTGGTGTTGTTACTGTTGTCACTGAAGACGGTGATACTGAACCACCTCCACGCATCTGCTGGAGCATCGCTCGTATTTTCTGTGTATGTGCTGCAGGAGCATAGTTGCTACCTTTACCAGAATACAAACTCTCACCCTTTTTAATATCTCTTTCAGGCCACCTTGTACTATAAGATCTTGCCTTCATATCATAGGGAACACCAATAGACGCATACTCTGCAGCGAGTTCTAATTGTGCAGTATCAATATCAATACTCGTATCACCTTTTAAGAAACGACCAACCTTTGGTCTCTTTTGAGTAATCGAATAAGGACCAAACATATTCTGAATATTCGCATCAAACTTTGCCTTTGATGTGTCTATCCCTTGAGATCTCAGATAATTCGTAAAACCTGTCATGGTCTTAGGAATGATTTGATATTTACCAACAGCAAATAGTCGAGCACCTCTTGGATGTTGATTAGCTACCACTTCATCGACTGTCATGTCAGTAAGGTTTCTGCCAAGAACAGATTTGGCTCCTCCAGGTGTATCACCTGCGTTACCTCTATTGACAGAGTTAAGTCCACCCTCTCCTGAAGAAACAAGATCCAACAGAGCACCCATATTGGCGTTGCCGCCAGTCTGAGGTTGTGTTGAAGAAGGTTGGGGAGTTGATCCAGAACCAACACTTTGTGTTTTCTTTACACTGGTTCCAGCATTGAAACCTCGCATGACGACTTCTTTTACATCATATCGATTTCGTTTTAACTGAGCATTACCACCACCCAGTTTAAAGAAATTAAATGCTTCATCGCTGTTGAAATTTCTCCTTGTTAAAGGACCATACATTTCAACTTTATTCCATCCGCCTTGTTGACGTACATAATATTCTTTAGTTCCGCCAAAGAACCATCCAGCTACATCTTTATATGCTAATTCACCATCTCTCCAGTTTCCTGTATTATCCCATGCTCTAATTTTAAATTTTTCTAGGAAAGCATCTCTTGCGGTCTTAAGTGCTGCTGCTCTTTGTTCCTCTTCTGCACGCTGAGCAGCCCTCTGGCGGTTGCGTTCTCTTTCTGCTGCCTTCTGTGCTGCACGTCCACCTGTTTGACCTGCACTCTGCCTTTCTTTGAAGAAATCGACAAATGCCTTAAATGCTTTTGCTGCAGTTCCAACAGCATCAACCTTAATCGGAGTTACAGGTTTTTCATGATCAAATGCTTGATCAAATAACTTTTTAGCAGCAGAGGGATCATAAGGTAATGTTAATACTGATGGGTCTAAGATCTTAAATCCACCAATTTTAAATCCAAGAATGTCAACTTCAGGAATTTCAAACTTAGGTAGTGCTTGCCACATCCTAGTGACACTTGTTTGAATAAACGATCCCGCATCTTTCAATGCATTTACAGACCATCTAAACGCTGGGAGAATATTCTCTTCCCAGAGTCCTCTGGCATCCATGATAATTTTTCTCTTGACACCCTCAATGCCACCACCTCTGGGATCATTCTTATTGAAGAACATGTAGGCCAAATCGCCTGCATATTGACCCGCCATCATACCAACGGCA